TTAAATGCGATCGGCGTGGTGCAACACCACGAACTTATCCCACAGCTGCTCATTAGTCTCGCGATGCTGCGGATCGGTAATGATGGTGTTGTCGATGGGGCAGACCTGCTGACAGGTTGGCGTATCGTAATGGCCAACGCACTCGGTGCAGCGGTCGGTATCGATTTGGTAGATCTCATCGCCCATCGAAATCGCCTGGTTCGGGCATTCCGGCTCGCACATGTCGCAGTTGATACACCGCTTTGTTATTAGTAATGCCATATCAATCACTTACGAGTTTAATCTATTTAAATCATGCATTTATAGGCTTTAGTTATTGCGCACGATTCCGCACTATGTGTATATTTATACAGTGTTTGAAACATTGAAAAACCATGTTCAGCAACACAGAATGGCAACACATGCCTTTTTTAGCCCCCAGATTTAACCTCATGTGTGAGCTTAGTGCTGGTGGCCTCTGATACAAGGAAATATCAATGCCGCGCACTGTAACACAGATGCAGGATATCCCCAAAAATGATGAGTTCTTGGCCGCATCTGCGCGTTGGGAAGACTGCAAGCCACCTTATGCAAGCTCACACATGAGAATCTGTGTTGCTGCCGCCAAAATCATTTTGGCGCACCTCGGCCAAGCTCGGCGATCGAAGTACGAAAAAGACAACTATCTGCGCATAGATTTTAGCAAAGCAGGAAAGGTCACGTTCTACGCTGAGTTTCCAAAGAAGATGGGGCTTAAGGGTAAAAAACTGGGGGAGTGGCCAGAAATGGCTATTCAGATCGCCAGGGAGAAAGCTCAGGACATCGCCGATAATGGCTTGAAAGCTGAGTCGGTACAACAGGCAATCAGAGAGTATGAAGAGGACTTATACGCTAAAGTTCAGCGTAAAAAGTTGGGGGAGGATAGCTTCAAAACCTACTGCACACGGACGAAACAAATAGCCGCCGCGTTCGGTGAGCGTGAGGTTTTCAGCGATGTGACATATAACCGCCTGCTTGAAGTTTTCGATCTCTGGATAGAAACCAAATCCAATAATCAGGCGTTGGAGCTATCAGCAGAACTGCGACGGCTATGGAAGTTTGGCGCGCCACGTTACTGTAACGGGCGCAACGTTGCCGCCAGTCTGCCGAGTGATTACATATCATCGAGAGTCCAGAAGCCGACGCCGACACGCCTGTTTACCGATATTGAGTCTATCGCGGGGTTGTGGCTAAACATCGCTGCGGCCAAATCAGTGCATCAGAAAAATGCGATGCGGTACATGATCCTAACTGGCGTCAGGCCGATCAACGTCAGCAACTTGCGATGGAGTTTTATCAATGAGCAGGTAGGGGAAATAGTATATCCGGCTGGGGTAATTGGCATGCGCGGGGCTATGAAAACCCAGAAAGAATTCCGGCTACCTATAACGCCAGGCATCGGGAAGATTCTTGAAGAGCAGAAGGCGTGGAGGGATTCTGTCGAAGGGTGCAATAAAGATTACGTGTTCCTCCAACCGCGTGACCCATCACAGCCATTTTCCAAGCGTTCTCTGGACAAGCTTATAAAAATTTATAGCCCAGAGAACGCCGTGAAAGGTATTAGGCATGATGGTACGGTGAAGGGGAAAGAAGGTGCATTTAATACAATGTGCCGAAAATTCCTGAAGAGTAATGTTATCGCCACGATGAGAGATAAAGGTTATTCACGAAGTGATTCGAAGGAAATAAGCATATTGTGTATGCATCACTCTGACAAAGAATCAGACCCTATGGGCGAGTTTTATGATTTCTCCGACGAAATATTAAATGAAGAGATGGCACTGAAGCGGCTGGCCTTTGAGGCACATGAGACTAGTATACTCGCTCAGGTTGCGTTATTAAGAAAGAAACGTTAATAAACGCTTCTGCATTTAGCAATAAAAGCCAAAACATTTTTGCGCTCATACCGGACTACTTTATGTGTAAACCGAATGGGCGCTAAAATCTGCCGGTGACGGTGATTATTGTTCCAATCCCTCAAAGTTTTAGTAGTAACCCCTCCAATAAGTTTGCACACCTCTTCTGGGGTTAGCAAATCCAGCTCTGTACCTTCTTTTTTATTATTCATGAACCCCCCTTGATTTAATCTTGCTGGTGGCCTGAAAACAGGCGCTGATAAATTGCGGAAACATACTTCGCCTGATGGATAGCATCGGCTAATGCGTTATGGCGCTCGCCGTCAAACGGCATATCACGCTTAGGATCAAAGCCAACCTCGCGGCCAAGCTCAACGATAGTGCGCACATCCCTGTCGTTGTACCACTCCCACGGCAACGGAACGCATTCACGCTGGTAAGACTCACGCAGGATCACGTTATCGAATACAGCGCCGTTCCCCCATACGCGCAGGCTACGAGGATTGGCGACATTGGCCCGGATAAACTTATTCAGGTCATACAACGCCGACAGCAACGACGGCGCACCGTCAACGCAGATAGCCGCGCGGGCTTCGCTGCTTTGCTTCATCCACCAAATAATCGTATCGGCGTCAGGTGTCGCCTTACCGGCCATGACGCTTTGCAGGTCTACAGCGGTGTAGAACTGCTCGCCAAGCTCGCCGGTGCGAGGATCAAAAAGCACAGCGCCGATAGTCAAGATAGGGGCGCTGGGCTTCTTACCCAACGTTTCAAGGTCAAGCATTAGGTGCTTCATCAACTATTCTCCAGGTAATAAAAAACCGCCCGTAGGCGGTAGTATAATCATGAGTGAACTTTACGTTTCTCTGACTCTAATAAGGGTGGGATGACATTTGCTTTCATAAATAGGCCCAGAGACAATATCGACAATGTATTTTTTACTCACACCATCACGAATAAGCGTTATTGCTTGTCCCGCACGAACCTCAAAGTCAATCTCATGTTCTTCCTCAATGCCGGTATCGATAAAAATAACTTTCGCCATCACTTTATTTCCTACGTTGGATGAAATGCTGGGCTAGGTAACGGCTTGATAACATCGTGATAGCCAGTCTTAAGGTTGCCACCCCATGCCACAATTGCCTGTTTCATGTAACCATTTATGCCCGCACTCAGTACAAACATAGTAGCTTTCCTCGGTGCCACGACCATGCAGGCTTATGTATTCTCCTTGTTCTTCATGGATGTACCTCATACACTCTAAAGGCGGTTGACGCCGCCCTCTTGGCTGTTTTTCACATACTCGACATGTCATAAGAACCCCACATAAAACAGTGAAGCGTATACGATAGCACGACATTTTTAATTTATCATAGCGTGGTATTGATTAACTACTCTCCGTCACGGTAGTGCTGGCACTGGTGCGGTGATTCCAACGCTCTATAGCATCGTCATGGTCACCAATCGGGCCACGGGATCCACACGACAAGCAGAGGACCTGCCATCCGAGAAGGCTGGAGCGGTGCTGCAACTGCACGTTTCCATGTCCGTGCACACCGCAGAAAGGACATGGCTTCAGTTCATTCGCTGGCATCACGCACCTCCTCTATTTATCGAGCGCGCAGTTGTAATCATTGTGGGTAAGCAACAGCCAATTATGGCCATCGTCTTTTGAAAGTAAGCGCCAGCGTTTGTTTACCCGAAGGGTCAGGAATTTCTTGCCATAGGATTTTTTGGGGAATAATCGACCTGCGCGGAACTGTTTTAATTTCTCCAGCGCCTTCGCAGTAATCCACAAAGGCGCATTATTCAGGTTGATGCTCATTGCTGGTGGCCTTCATTGCGATAATCATTTATTATCTGCATGACCTCGTCTTTAACGCCTTTGGCTAACATCAGTGAATCGGTATCGCCTTGCACGATTGGCACAGCATCAAACAATAGTTCCAGCATTCGACGGGCTTTCTTGGCGCTGAATTGTGGCTGGGCGACGCTCTTAGTGATTTTTTTCTTGCCGGACTCTTCGGCCTTTTTCATTAAGCGCGCGGCTTCACGGTCGGCATATACACCATGCTCGCGGTTAATTTGAATAGCCAGGGCATAGTTAATGGAACCAGCGCGCACCAGGCTCTTGATGTAGGGGCTGCATTCCTGCAATTGCAGGTGCTGGAGGATATCGGACTCGGAGCGTTTAACTTTCTTTGCGATCTCCGCGTTAGTCCAGCCCTGATTTACCAGCCGTTGATAGGCCGCGCCACGTTCGATAGGGGTAAGTGCCAGACCTTGCGAACTGGTGACCATGAAGGCGATTTTATCGGCCTCAGTACCCACAAAATCCTTACACTCAAGACGCATTACTTCATGGCCAGCTTCACTTGCCAACAGCGCACCGTGGAAGCGGTGGTGACCGTCGATAACCTTCACGCCTTGCTCAGTCACTTCAACTGCCAGCGGTGGTATATATTCCCCCGCAATAAACGCATCCCTAAACTCTTCAACGTGCGCCTGATTTAATTCGCGAACGTTATAGCCATCTTCAGCATAAATTTCACTGAGTGGAACCAGAAACGTTTTGCGGGTAGTGATATCTGAACCGATGCTTTCTTTTGCAGAATAACGCTGACTTAAAGTTGCCATAATTATCTTCCATTCTGAGGGGGTGAAAATGCTTCACTATGCGCCACACACGGTGACGCATAAGACTGCACTTTTATTTAATTGAGCCTTCATAAACCGGGATGTTTTCAAGCTGGTTTTCCAGGTCTACGACGATCTCAGTAAAAGCGTGCTCAACGATTTTTTTCGGTTCGATAAGTTCGTACCAAAGTGCTAAGCCGCCGTCTTTCAGGCGGTAGCGGATACGGGCTTCAACCTGGTAAGGCGCGCCGTTATGGAATGGTGCGATAGCCAGGCTGATTTTTTCCGGCAGGGAGGTATTACCGCTCCCCGATTTTTCATCGCTATAGCTCATTTGGAACGTGCCATCTTGCAGGCGACGCACCGATTTGAATTCAGCTTTACGGGTTTCTTGGAACGCCAGCACCATTTCCAACAACGCCGTACCAGATGGGCCTTTGTAGTCATCACTGATCGGCGCTATGTCGTGGATGTGGTTTTCGAGGAACTCTGCAAAGTCCGTCTGGTTCATCGCGCGGCTGTCACGTTCGGCCCACGCTTGCCACTCATCGGAATACGGGCAATCGTAAACAGCACGATGATTAGCCCACTCAGCGGAATTTGGGGCCGAGTGGTAATCCAGAACCGCTTCGATACGGGTTGCTGTTTTATCGGCGAAAATTGCTGTGCGCTCGTCGGAAAACTTTTTAACGTAGGCAATCAGTGAAGATGCTGAAATGAGCTTGACCGCCTGGCGAATTAAGGACGGCTGAAGTTGATAACTCTCCAGAGATTTGACGTTATGATCATTAGGCACAACAGCTACTGGAATATCCGTTTTCGGCGTGAACGCGGTCAGTGCCAATTCCTGAATTTCGCGTACTGAGCCATTAGCGAGGCTTGCAAGTTCTTGCATGCTATTTTCCTTAATTAATATTAACGTTGCTGGCTAAATTAATTAGCCGTGGGCTTGCAGCTTAATAGGCGCTGCGGCGGGGGCTGTATCAATGACTTTCAAATCCATTTGCACTTGAGATGGATCATCACGCATTAAATCGCCATCGGCGGTTGAGAACATAATGGTGTCAGCCCGATCCAGTTCAGGAATGGATTTCTTGATGTTCGGGGTGATTTTCATCGTGTTTTCGTCGCGGCTGTTCAACATCTGGCAATTAAGCGTCAAAGTAACAGCGCCTTTCTTGCCGGTTTCGCGAACCATTTTAATAACCTCGGCCAGAGCTTCGGTAAGCTCCTGGTCTAAGGTGCCTTTGTTGATATAAGCCAGCTGCTGGCTAAAGGGAGTGCATTTGCTTTCAGACATACTATTTCTCCTCGTCACATACAGAGAAGAACTCGGGCCGGGTGACGCCCTCCACGGTTAAATGGATGCCTGAATTCTTCTCTCTATGAAAAAGGGCGGCTCGCCTACGAACATTATCTTCATCCTCCTTTGGGTTGGTTGAAGCTCGGCGGCCGCCAAAGACTACACACGGTAAGTTTTTAGAGCGGGTAGCCTTTCTGGCAGAGGATTTTCACCAGGCGGGTAAAGAAGGTGAGGCGAACGGCCTGCACGGATGGGACAACGCGCATACCGTCTACAACGATTGTGTTAGCATTGTGGTTGATCATGTTGAATCTCCGTTCTACTGGTCATGCCCCGGCAAAGATTGGCGTCTGCAGCCGGGGCTATTTATTTCAGAAGTACCAGCGGGCGTAGCTATTCAGCAGGCTGGCTTTATTGCAATGGCCATAAGCCTTGAATGCTCGGCGACGCTGTGAGCGCAATTCCCGGCGTGCTCGGCGGCGAATGCGGTTAGTCAAAACAATTTTGCGCATAGATAGTCCTGCTATTGCACCCCGTACGGCGCGGTGGGTGTTAGCTGGCCAGCCACTCGTCATAGGTTTTCAGCGGCTTTCCGGTCATAAATTCATTGCCTTTACCATCATCAGCGCAGGCAAGGTAAATCTGATATTCGCTGTCGTTGTCGCCGCGCGCTTTAGTCTGCCAATTCGCGTTTTGTTCGAGTTGCATCATGTAACCCTCTGTTGTAGTGGTTTTATGACTACCGCCCCAAACTGGCAGCGGCAGGGTAAATCCACTCGTCATTTGAAGCTGCTGATGCGTTCGCCGGGCGCTAACCGGTTACTTAGTGATGCTTTACGCCTCCTTTCCCTCACTGCGTCGCCGTGGGAACCCGACCTGTAACACCGTCGTCGCGTGGCTGGCCTGTAGGCCATGAGCCGATTTACTGCTTCATTGGCTTGATTCTCCTTTGTTGATAAATCGCCACCCAGTCCTGTCCGCTGCATGCCGTTGGTGCCATACCCCCGTAAGGGCTGGGGACTGCCGGGTACTGAGTTGTGCAGATCTCTCTGCTCAGTGCTGGGTGACTAAACCTGATTGTTAAAGAGCGTCCGTAACGTTTGCGGCGGTGTTTTGCTGGTGGCGTTCCGGGTTGATGGGGCAATAATCACGTATTGTGGTTTATGTGTCAACACGAAATGTGTTTTTGTAAAACGATGAAATGTGATTGCTTGTTTTTTAAGTGAATTTAGTTTGCGGGGGAGGGTAGGTTTGAATCGTTGAATGTGTGAAATGGAGGGGGGCCGGTATGTGAACCGGCTGAACTATGATGTCAGGTGAGCTTAATTTTTGCCTCAACGGCTATGCCTAAGATCTTAAAATCCTCTGTAATTGGTATGATTGGCCACAATGGATTCAAAGACTTAAGGAACTTTAGCCCCGGTTCTTCAACGTATTTTTTGAAGGTGGCACGCTCTGAGCTATTAAACTTAATCGCCACAAGGTCACCATTTTTCAAATCTCTATTTGTATCAAAAAGAACAAAAGCAGTCTGGGGGATGCTAAGCCCTGAAGACGAAGACATAGACTCATCAGGTACCGAAATCCAGAAGCCATCACCAACCAATTCGGCATCAGACTCTATCCAGCTATTCAGATCATTGGTTGAAGTTATTTTCATATCAACGATGTGCTTGGATACAGTATCAAGATTTAAAACTGGATAAGGATTCGATTCCTTCACGTCAACGACGTGACCAGCATAAGTCGCTGTCTCACCAAATAGTAATTCTGAAGGGGAGACGCCCAGAGCCTTTGAAATCGTTATTGCATCGTCGATGCTGACCCCTCGCTCTGCTAACTCATAGTTTCCTATACGCGATTGAGACTTCCATCCGCAACGGATTGCAAGTTCCTTTTGAGAAAGGCCCCTGGAAGCTCTTAGTGATTTGAGGCGTGCCGCGATTTTTTCATTCGTGTTCATATCAATTTTCTACCACAAAGCGTGTTAAATGGCTTTTCACGTTTTGTGTTTGCATTGAAAACACATTTCGTGTTTAATTGTTTTCAGCAACCCATTAACAGGAATCACTATGAACAACATTGCCACAGAGAGGAAAAAACTGGGCATAACCCAGTCTGTGTTGGCAGAGGCCTGCGGTTGGACTCAATCGAGAGTTGCCAACTATGAGTCTGGCATTCGCATCCCAGACCTAAACGGCTGCCGCCACCTGGTATCAGTCCTAAATAACTTAGGAAGTGAAGCAAATCTAGACGATTTGTTTCCTCCAAAAGTTGCTTAGCGCGGAAGTAAGTTTCCAGCAAATGAAACAAAGAAGTAACCACAGCCCGAGGAGTACAACTGTGTCACAGCAAAAAGCGCCGGACTGGCAGGCAGAAAAACAGCCTGAATGGGTGGTCAATTCCGCCCGAAAAATCATCACTGGTCTGCCTGGTGGCTATGCTGAGGCTGCACAGTGGTTGGGGGTTACGGAAGACGCGTTGTTTAACCGTCTTCGCCCAAACAGCAACCAAATTTTCCCGATCGGCTGGTTCATGGTTTTACAGCGAGCTGGTGGCAATACCCACTTTGCCGACGCTGTATCCCGCCAGTCTCGCAGCGTGAACGTGCGTCTGCCCGAAGTTGAAGACGTCGATCGAGACGACATCAACGCCAAGCTGATGGAAGCGATTGAGTACATCGGCAAGCACTCCGAACTTGTCCGCAAATTTACCGAAGACGGCGAGATAGACGCCGCCGAGCGTAAAGCGCTGGACGCCAATACCTACCGCCTGATCGCGACGTTCCAGGAGCACATCCTGTTGCTCTATAGCGTGTTCTGTCCGGCGGAAGTCACCCCAATCCACAAAGCGAAGTGGTGCGGCCCTATGCCGTAGGAACTGCTGTATTTCACAACCGGAGGGTAAGCGTATGCAGCCTGCATCGTTTGTTCGAACCGCCATGCCTGCGGTGTATTGCCGCGAGGATGCCGCATGGATTCAAGACCAGCTCGGTAAGTTACCGCACGGACAGCGCGGGAAGATTGCGCACGCCTACGAGGAGGCTTACCGCACAGCGTTTGACGCCGAGGAGGTTTCTTACCGGCAGGAGAACGCAGGCCGCAAAGCGGCTAACACGCGCCTGCGGCTGTACGTCGAGCGGTATTCACGGGCAGGCCAGGGCATGACAACCGCGCCACCGCTGGTGGGGCAAAACAGGGTAGCGGCATGAATTTTTTAGCCGGTGTTTTTTTAAACGGGGGAGAGGGGAAGGGTAAGAGGGGGGAAAGGGGGGTGATCGGGTTGGGGTGTGGGGGAAGGAACGGGCTTTACCAGAGAGAAGATCTTTAAGGGATCGAGTGTTTAAAAACGCCAAACGGACATTTAGACGGCTAGACGATTAAACGAGGAGATAACGATGACGCTTACAATCCAGCCACGCGAAAAACAGATAGTTGCACTGAACATGCTGCGCGCGGCGTGGAAGCAATACGCCTCGTTCATGATGTACGCCCCGGTCGGGTTCGGCAAAACCGCAATCGCGGCGCTGATCGCCAGCGGGTTCATCAGCCGCAACATGCGCATAATGTTTGTGGCCCCGTATACCGTCCTGCTCGACCAGACCGCAACGCGTTTTATTGAGTACGGGTTGCCAGCCGAGGAAATCGGCTACATCTGGCGCGACCATCCGGCATATGACCCGAACCGCCTTATTCAAATCGCATCAGCCGATACGCTGATCCGCCGCGACTTCCCCGACAACATCAATCTGCTGATCATCGACGAAGCCCACCTGAAGCGCAAAAAAATGCTGGAGTTCATCGACGAGCTGACCGCTAAAGGCGTGAAAGTGATCGGGTTGTCCGGTACTCCGTTCTCGGCATGGCTGGGGACGTATTACCAGAAGCTGATCAAGCCGACGACGATGAAAGAGCTGATAGCTATCGGCGCGCTGAGCAAATACGAATTTTACGCCCCATCGCACCCAGACCTGAGCGACGTTAAGACGTCAGAGCAGGCGGGCTATGGGCGCGACTACAACGAAACGCAATCGGCAGAAGTAATGAGCGACCCGACGCTGGTGGGCGATATCGTTAAGAACTGGCTGGAGAATGGGGAAGATCGCCCGACCATATGTTTTTGCGTCAACGTGGCCCACGCAAATTACGTGACCGTCGAATTCAGCAAGGCGGGCGTGACCGTTGAAGTGATGACGGCGGCGACGCCACACGAAGACCGCCAGATGACGATCCGTCGCTTCGAGCAGGGCATAACGAAGATCATCATCAACGTCGGCGTGCTGGTGGCCGGTTTTGATAGCGATGTCCGCTGCATCATCTTCGCGCGTCCGACCAAATCGGAAATGCGCTGGATTCAGATTCTTGGCCGCGGCCTGCGTCCCGCGTCTGGTAAAGACCACTGCCTCATTTTCGATCACACCGGCACCGTGCATAAGCTCGGCTATCCCGACGATATCGAATATGACTACCTGCCCGCCAGTTCTGACGGGATGGAGAAAACGCCAGCGCGCGTTGTTAAGACAGACCAGCCTGAACGCCTGCCGAAAGAATGCACCCAATGCCACTACGTGAAGCCGGTCGGCGTCTACATCTGCCCGAAATGTGGCTTCAAGCCGATCGCCGGTGAGGACGTAGAAACCGATAAGTCACGCGGCCTGAAAAAAGTGAAGCAAGCCAAGGAGGTTGTCACCAAAGAAGTGAAACAAGCCTGGTGGAGTCAAATCCTCTATTACCAACGCACCCGAGCCGCACAGGGTAAACCGGTCAGTGACGGCTGGTGCTCACATGTCTACCGCAAAAAATTCGGGGTATGGCCGCAAGGGCTGTATCACGCACCGATGGCCATCACACCAGTGGTGAGCAACTTCATCAAATCAACGCAGATCGCATACGCAAAATCTAAGCAAAACGAAGGGAAAGCCGCATGAATACCAAACAGGCAGCTATCGGCCATTGGCCGAAAATATTCGAGTTTTACGGCCTACCCCCGGTAACTGGGAAAAAACATTTTAAGGGTGAATGCCCGCTGTGTGGCCGCAAGGGCAAATATCGTTGCGACGACAAGAACGGCACTGGCTCTTACATCTGCGCATGCGGCGCGGGTGACGGCTGGGCGCTGCTGACCGGCGCAACCGGCAAGGACTTTAAAACGCTGGCGGCAGAGGTTGATAAGCTTGTGGGCCGCGTCTACTCGCCGGAAGAGGGGTATCAAGCTGGTGGCCCTTCATCTGGCATAGCCTCGCAACGCCAGCGCGTGAGTTGCAAGTTTGCATCGCTGACCAGTCTGAAAGGCACCGGCGCAGACCGTTACCTGAAGCTGCGCGGCATCACCAGTCTGCCACAAGACAACGTGCGCTACTGCGACCGGCAACGCGCAGCGGGTGGCGAATACCAATCCATCTATGCGCTGGCAACGGACGACAAAGGCGAACTGTGCTACCTGCACCGCACCCTCCTCGACGGGGACAAAAAAGCCACGGTAGCTGGCGCGCCGAAAAAGATGATGAAGCTACAGGAGGACAGCTATCTGGAACACGCCAGCTCCGTCGCTATCCGCATGTTTCCGCCGTCATCCACGCTTGGCATCGCCGAGGGCATCGAAACAGCGCTGTCCTGCCATCAAATCACGCAATGCAACACATGGGCGACGCTGAACACCACCTTCATGAAGAAGTTCCGCGTACCGCGTGGAGTGCAACATCTAATCATCTTTGCCGACGCAGACAAGAACGCATCTGGTCACGCAGCGGCGTTTGAGTGCGCCCGCGCCAACCTGCTGGCAAAGAACGATCTCAAACAAGTATCCATCCGCTGGCCGCAATCCGGCGACTTTAACGATCTGCTGCTTAACGGCTCAGAGGTCTACGAGTGGGTATTCCCACGCGAGGAAAACAATGAAAAAACCAACTAAGCCGAAGCAGTACAAGGCGAAAAAGTGCGCCCAATGCGGTGAAACATTCACGCCGGTGAAGTACCTGCAAAAGGTCTGTGACCCGCTCTGCGCTATCGCATACCAGCGTGACGCACGTAATCGCCAGGCGGAAAGGGAACGCAAGGACAAGCTGAAAATTCGCAAACTGGCCGTTAAGCCGCTGCGCTACTTCATCAACCAGGCGCAGACCGAATTTAACGCCTACATCCGCGAACGCGACGCCGACGAGCCATGCATCAGCTGTGGACGCTACCACACCGGCCAATATCACGCCGGGCATTACCGAACCGTTGGGAGCCACCCGGAGCTGCGCTTTGATGAAGATAACTGCCACAAGCAGTGCTCGGTCTGTAACAACTTCAAATCCGCGAACCTGAGCGAGTACCGCCCTAACCTGATAGCAAAAATCGGGCAGGCACGTTTTGACCGGTTAATGGGGCCTCCGCCGAAAGTCGGCAAGCTGGGCCGCAGTGACTATGAGCGCATCCGCGACACGTATAAAGCCAAACGCAAAGCATTGAAGCAGGAGAAGGCAGCATGATGACCCCAAAACAGAAACGAGAAATCAAACACAACGCCTGGGCGACTGTTGCCGGTGTTCCTCGCAAGAAATACCTGGGCAAGTACCAGCGCCTGACCCGGCTGCAAACATTGTGGATCACCTCGCTGCTGAACGCCTGGGGCGATATGTACGGCGGCAACACCGATGGGAAGTTGAAGTGCAGCGGCGGCAGCGGTGTATGGGGGCAAATTGTGCCTGAGCAGTGGGACGACGAAAGCGCGGCTCGAATCGTAAAAGTGCTAGGCGACCTGCGCAAACTTGGGTATCGCGGGGAAGAGCAGTTGAAGAAGGCGACCACAATTCTTTGGCCGCACCGCTCGCTTGAGTCGATGCTGGTGGCTGCTGACGCTGGCGAGGAATGCGACTTCATGGAAAAAGCGGTGCTGGCGTCGATGAAGCACGATAACCCGGTCTACATCATCGGCAAGCTGTTCTACACAGGCCGGAACAATACGGTCTCGGTGCTGGGGCGCTATATGCAAAATCATTACGCGCCTTGGCTGACCCGCGATCAGGCTGATGATCGGGTGCGCTGGTGCATTGAGATATTCAATTCTGCGGTGTTCGTCGCCGTTCGTGCTGCTAACTGCATCGAAAATGAAGAAAAATGCAAAAATAGCTTGAAAATAGCCAGAGAAACTGCATAATACAGGTATGCTTTCGCGAAGCTGTACCATCAAGCGATGCAACAAAATGACCCGCCACTGAGCGGGTTTTCTATTTAGGAGTGAAAGATGGATGAGGTGCTAGGATTGGTACTTATCCATACCAAAGGCGTTGTACAGAGTTACAACAAACAAAGTCGCATGGATTGTCGATTAGTTGTTGATAACATGCTTACACATGCGTATTATTCTGCGCCGTCGTTACTGCTTAAATTTACCAAGTGGTAATAGTTTTCGGTTGTAACCCCAATAATTTTTGTGTACGTTGTTAATGCACTCGCAAGATGTGAGTCGCTAAGGATGAATCTTAATGAACAACATTCAGCCAATCGTTGTGTACACAATGGCCTTCCTCGTCGTCCCTGTTTGGGGGATTTGGTTACTTTCGCTCATTAAGTAACCATTCAATCAGCTAACCTTATAATTTATGAAGACCTTGCCACTGATTAGTGGCTAAAATGCTTGTTGGTTCCAGCGGCGCGGCTGCACGCTGGGTGATATCAACAGGTAAGAAGGTGGTGGGTATAGCTGACAAAGACAACAATGCTTCTGGTGTAAAGGTGTGGATTCTGACAGGCATGGTCGGTGTGACGATGGCCGTCGTAGCGTTTTTTGGTAATCGGCTGGTTAACACCGTCGACACAACTGAAAGCGCAATCTACTCGGTGAAAGAAGTGCAAGCAGCGCAAGGTGAAGCTCTGAAAGGTCTCCAGCGTGACCAGGAACGATCCGAACGTGAGGCCGAAGAACTTAAAAAAGAAGTTGGCCGCTTGAAAGATGAAAACGCTGTGTTGAAAGGAAGGCTGAACATTCCGCTGACCCTAAACTCTACTAAGGCTGCCTCCGGGCAGCTTTTTTTATGGAAAAATTAAAGCGAAGCCTCATCCAACATTAACCGGTGTCCCAACTGAGGGGTTGTGTCGGCAGCGGGGTGATGGGGCTTCGCCTTAATGTTTGTGAAGTGGGCGGCGGAGAGGGTGAGGTAACACCCCGTCCGCCAGGTGCTCATGTCAATGGTCACAAGCGAACCTTTGCCCGTGCTGCGAACAGCAGGACGAGCGTATCAACTAAGGGCGCTTATGATTTCAGAAACACGTCTTATCAACGCTGACACAACAGCGTTTATCAAAACCCTGCCGGACAACTCCGTAGACCTGATAGCGACTGACCCGCCTTACTTCCGGGTTAAATCTTGCGATTGGGATAACCAGTGGAAGAACGAGGCCGAGTATCTCGCCTGGCTTGATGCGTTGCTGGTGGAATTCTGGCGGGTGCTGAAACCGAACGGTAGCCTTTACATGTTCTGCGGTAGCCGGTTAGCGTCCGATACTGAGCTGCTGGTGCGTCAACGTTTCGACGTACTGAGCCATATCGTGTGGGCTAAACCCTCGGGGGCTTGGAAGCGACAGCACAAAGAAGGGCTACGGGCTTTCTTCCCATCGACTGAGCGGATCATTTTCGCCGGTCACTATGCCGGGCCGCTGCAACCGAAGGTAGACGGCTTCGCCGCGAAGAGTGGAGAGCTGAAGCAAAACGTCTTTAAGCCGCTGATTGATTATTTCAGAACGGCCCGGCAATCCCTCGGCGTGTCAGCGAAGGAAATCAACGCGGCAACAAAAACGCAGATGTGCAGCCACTGGTTCTCAGAGAGCCAATGGCAGTTGCCAAGCGAAAAGCAGTATCAGGCGCTCCAGGCGTTATTTGACCGCATCGCAAAAGAGCGGCAGCAGGCTGGTGGATTGAATCGGCCCCATCATGAGCTGGTGCGGGAATACCGGACACTGAACCGCGAATATTTGGAATTGTGCCAGGAATACCGATCGCTCCGCCGCCCCTTCACGGTAACGGCAGCGGTTCCCCACACTGACGTTTGGCACTATCCGCCGGTGGCCTTCTACCCTGGCAAACACCCTTGCGAAAAACCGGCTGAGATGATGGAGCACATCATCAGCGCGAGTAGCCGCCCCGGTGACGTGGTGGCCGACTTCTTCATGGGGTCTGGCTCAACGATAAAAGCCGCTATCAAGCTGGGCCGTATCGGTCTTGGTGTAGAGATGGAGTCTGAACGGTTCGAACAAACACAACGGGAGATATTCCCGGAAAACTGAACTGCCTCGGCATCTGCTGGGGCTTTTTGCATCTAACGCCCGGCATCGGCTGAGCTAACACAGGAGATAACTCATGTCCGAACCGGTAACCAGTACCGCCGCAGGGACTTACATGATTGGCGGTATCACTATTGCTGGGCTGGTGGCTGGAGCAGATACGGGCGTAATCATCGGGGCTTTCGCTGGTGCTGTGATTTATGTCTTGTCGGCAGCTGATCTTTCAATCTGGCATCGTCTGGCGTCGTTCCTGGCATCATTCATGATTGGCACGTTGGCGGCTGGATTCGTCACTGACGCGATCAACTACCTGACCCCGGACGCTATTCACGCAGAAAGGCCGCTGGGTGCTGTAGTTGCTGCTGCTGTGGCGGTTCGCATCTTCATGTACATCAGCAAGCAGTCGGAAAATCCGGGGCAGTGGTTTAAGCGGCTGCGGGGAGGTAGTGGTGATGGCCAGTGAAATTATCTTGATTGTGAATGCGGTGGCCTGCACGGCTATCGCGTTGCGTCTGATGACATTTCGCAGGGCTGGTGGCACTCATCGGCCATTAGCCGCATGGGCGGCTTATTTCCTCATTATCGCTGCGGCGTCCGTACCAATCCGCATCCTGACCGGTGAGTACGTTTGTGCCGATTGGTCGGAGACATTCATCAATATCGCGTTTTGCGTCACGGTGCTGGCGGCACGCGGGAATGTCATGCACCTGGCTAAACCTTTCTTGAGATAGACCTATGACACAAAACGACTTTCAACGGGCGGCAGGTATTAGCGCCGGGTTAGCTGCGCGCTGGTATCCGCACCTGCTCGTAACGTTTGCAGAATTCGGCATCAACAAGCCGTTAGAGCAGGCGATGTTTATCGCTCAAATCGGCCATGAGTCGAACGGCTTCACGGCCAAAGTCGAGTCATTCAACTACAGCGTTGATGGCTTGATCGCTACATTCGGCCCCAAATCGAAAGCCAAGCGGTTGACTGACTATCAGTGCCGGATGTTGGGGCGTACAGCCCAGCAGCCAGCCAAGCAGGAAGCTATTGCCAATCTGGTCTACGGCGGAAGAATGGGTAACAGCGCCAGCGGCGACGGCTGGAAGTATCGCGGACGTGGGCTGATGCAAACGACCGGCCTGAAAAATTACATGGCTTGCGGCCCGGCGCTGAAGCTTGACCTTGTTGGTCATCCTGAGCTGTTGGAAGAAGACCTGAACGGCATGCGTTCGGCTGGCTGGTACTGGAAAGCTAACGACTGTGGCCGCAACGCTGGTGATGTCGAGTTGACAACGCGGCGTATTAACGGCGGGACTAACGGCCTGCAGGACAGGAGCGAACGCTTCGAACGTGCTTGCAAGGTGCTGTTATGAGCTGGCGCTGGTGGTGGGATGTAATCATCAAAGCGTGGCCTCTGCTGGTGGCGCTGCTGGCCGCAGTGCTGGTGCTCTACACGCTTTCTCTGCGCGATGACCTGGATAAATCCAAAAGGGACAACGGCGCGCTGGTAGAAAAGCTGGATACCAAAGACGCTGCGCTGGTGGCGATGAAACAGGCTTCCGACGCTGACAGACAAGCGAGCGCCGCGCAGTTGGAAAGAGAGCGGAAACTGAGGGGAAAGGCTGATGCAGAAAACAAAGCGTTGCGCGAGGCTCTGGACGCGAGCGGCTGTAGCAACAAGCCTCTGCCTGGTGCTGCTCTCAACATCCTGCGCGGACAGGCCAAAGCCGCAGAGCACGCAGATGATATACGTCCTGCCGCCAGCGGTGCTGTTGCAACAGTGCGATGACGCGCCGTTTACCGGCACAACGTTCGGTGATGCAGTGACAGCGCTGCACGCCAAGCAGAGCGAAATGAAGGTGTGCGCCTCACGCATGGAGGCGTTAATCAAGTGGGCGCAGAGCGCCGGGAGATAGCATGCCACCGAGAACACCGAAAGCATGCCGCAAACGTGGATGCCGAAACACTACGACAGACCGCTCTGGCTACTGTGAAGAACATCAGAACACTGGCTGGGAGAATCACCAGCAAGGCAAGAGCAGACACCAGAGAGGATACGGCAGCGACTGGACAACCAGGCGTAAGCGTATCTTGAAGCGTGACAATCACCTGTGCCAGGAATGCTTGCGCAATGGGCGCGCCGTAGCTGCTACTACCGTAGACCACATTAAGGCCAAGGCGCATGGCGGAACCGATGACGATACGAACCTTGAAAGCCTGTGCTGGCCATGCCACCGCAAGAAGACCGCCACGGAGAGACTGCGATGAGCTACCAACGCTGCACATTCTGCGGCTCACAGCTGCATACGCGCGCGAACTGCCCGCATACCCACAGCGGCTCAGCCAGGCGCGCAAACCTTAGCTGTGGTTACTGTGGCGGCTCTGGGCATACCTCCAGCGCTTGCCCGCACAACGCCAGCAGCGCACGACGTCGGCAGGTCAACGACGATTTCTATCTCGATTAAGCCAGGGGGAGGGGGGGGGGATAAAATCTCTACCCCTCTCGACCTAAAGTACCGCCGCTTCCGGTAAATTTTTACGCGCCCAAAATAAGGATTTTTTTTCCGGAAGATTTTGCCTATTAATTGGAGGGCTTTATGCCATCAGCGGTGCGCTCTTCAGGTGGCGGACGTAAACCCAATTTACCCGTCGGCAGGAAGAGCAAATTAACAAGGATTGCCCCTCCGTCAGAACTGATGGGGGATATCGCAATTCGTCTCTGGAAAACACAGAGCAAGATTTTAATTGAGCGTGGAGTTTTCGAGCTGGAAGATGCGCCGATCCTTTTGGCTTACTGCAACGCGTTTCATTTGATGGTTGAGGCTGAAAACGTTATTGCGAAAGACGGCCTGACAGTATCAAGCGAAATGGGCGGTGAGAAAAAACACCCCGCTGTTAACGTAAGAAATGACTCTGTTTCGCAAATCGCCCGTCTGGGTTCACTCCTTGGGTTAGACCCGCTCAGCCGTATTCGAATGACGAGCGGCAAAAACGACCCGGACGATGAAGGGAACGAATTTGATGAGTTTGATTGATGGCTACATATCCGAACGTCAATGCAGCGAACCAATATGCGCGGGACGTTGTTGGCGGGAAGATTCTGGCTTGTCAGTTAACCGTCCTCGCTTGCCAGCGACATCTTGATGACCTGGAGCGCGCTAAAGATCAGCGGTGGCCTTACCGCTTCGACAAAAACAAGGCCGAGCGATTTCTCCGGTTTTCGCAAAAAATGCCCCACACCAGTGGTGAGTGGGCGCGTCGGAAACAGCGTATTGAGTTTGAGCCGTGGCAAAAGTTCGCGTTAGGTGTGCCATTTGGGTGGGTGCGCAAAGACAGCGGCTTCCGCCGGTTTACTGAAATCTATATCGAGGTTCCTCGAAAGAACGGTAAATCGGCAATTGCCGCAGCGGTCGGTAATTACATGTTCTGTGCTGATGGTGAGTACGCGGCGGAAGTTTACTGCGGCGCGACAACAGAAAAGCAGGCATGGAAAGTGTTTGCTCCCGCACTGGCAATGGTAAAAAAACTCCCGGCGATGCGGAATAAATTCAGTATCAAGCCCTGGGCAAAAAAGATGACGCGCCCGGACGGTTCAATTTTCGTCCCTGTCATTGGCGACCCTGGCGATGGGGACTCCCCATCATGTGCGATCATTGATGAATATCATGAGCATGATACTGATGCCCTGTACACGACAATGACAACCGGCATGGGCGCGCGCGAACAGCCCATGACGTTAATCATTACGACTGCTGGTTTTGATATATCGTCCCCATGTTACGAAAAACGGGCACAGGTTGTTGAAATACTCAAGCGTATAAGAGAAGGCGGAGAGAATGAATCCATCTTCGGTATTATTTATACAATTGACGATGATGATGATTGGACAAAACCAGAGGCTTTGATAAAGGCCAATCCTAATTATGGTGTTTCGCTGAAAGAAGGATATTTAAAAAGCAAGCAATTACTTGCTATGTCTACGCCAAGCCAGACAAATAAAATACTGACCAAACACTTTAATAAGTGGGTGAGTTCTAAAGCTGCTTATTACAACCTGCAAAAGTGGATGGGTGCGGCAGATAAAAGTCTCAAGCTATCTGACTTCTCTGGTGATGAGTGCTATTTGGGGATTGACCTTGCTTCCAAGCTTGACCTTAACGCTGTGGTTCCCGTGTTCCGTAGAGAGATTGACGGACTAAGCCATTATTATTGTGTTGGCCCTATGTTCTGGGTTCCTGAAGATACGGTTTATTCCACTGACCCTGCACTAAAAACGGTGGCGGAGCGCTATCAATCGTTTGTAAATCAGGAAGTATTGATCCCTACAGATGGAGCCGAGGTGGATTATCGAGTTATTTTTGAGGCTATTTTAAAATTACGTGAAACCGTAAAAATAGCCTCGTGCCCGATTGACCCCTATGGAGCAACCAGTATTTCTCATATGTTGGCGGATGAAGGTCTAGAGCCAATAACGATTACTCAGAACTTCACAAATATGAGCGACCCTATGCGTGAAATTGAGGCTGCAATAGCTGCCGGGAGATTCCACCACGATGGAAACCCGCTTATGACGTGGTGTATTTCAAACGTAGTGGGTAAACACCCGCCTGGCAGTGATGACATTGTTCGCCCCATCAAAGAAGGGAATGGCAACAAAATTGATGGTGCTGTTTCCCTGATGATGGGGTTAGGGCGTGCATTGTTGAATGAGCCGCGTGATTTCCTATCGACTCTCGACCCGGACGAAGACCTGGTATTCCTATGAAAACACTGATTATCGATGCTATCGGGCTGACTGGCCTCGGCCTGCTGGTGGGCGGAATTTACCTGCAATTTGGCACGGCAACCGCATTGCAGTCTGCCGGAGCTGCTCTGTTGGCATTTGCGCTTATCGCCGCCAGGAGGAGGAAACGTGATACTTGACGCGCTATTCCGTAATGAACCGCTGGAAAACCCGGCAAACCCGATCACCGCTGAAATGGCCGAAACTGACGGTATTTTCAACTCTGATGTATATGTCAGCCCAGAAACGGCAATGAAGTTGGCGGCGGTTTATTCCTGCATTTATGTGCTGGCCTCAAACGTTGCGCAGATGCCGCTTCATGTTATGCGAAAGGATGGAAATACCGTTTCACCCGCCCGCGATCATCCTGTTTTTTATTTGGTTCACGACGAACCAAACGAGTGGCAGACAAGTTACAAATGGCGCGAGTTGAAGCAGCGCCATGTTTTGGGCTGGGGTAACGGTTATACCCGCGTGCATCGTTCCCGGCGTGGTGAAGTGACTGAGCTGGAAGCCTGTATGCCGTGGGAAACCACCTTGTTAAAAACCGGAGGCCGCTATACCTACGGACTTTATAACGAGGAAGGGAGTTTTGCCGTCAGTCCTGACGACATGATCCACATCCGCGCATTGGGTAATAACCAGAAGATGGGCCTAAGCCCAATCATGCAGCATGCCGAAACGATAGGTATGGGGATGAGCGGGCAGAAGTACACCAGTTCATTTTTCAGTGGCAACGCCAGACCGGCGGGGATCGTATCTGTTAAAGGCGACTTGAAGCCGGAAGGGTGGGACCGTTTAAAGAAACTTTGGCAAAAAGCGGCGGTGGCGCTGCGAAGCCAGGAAAACAAAACACTTCTGCTCCCTGCTGATTTGGATTATCAGGCGCTCACTGTGTCGCCGGTCGATGCTCAGCTTATCGACATGATGAAGCTGAACCGATCAATGATAGCCGGAATATTCAACGTGCCAGCGCACATGATTAACGACCTCGAAAAAGCCACCTTCAGCAATATCACCTCTCAAGCCATTCAGTTTGTCCGTTACACGATCATGCCGTGGGTGGCTAACTGGGAGCAGGAGCTGAACCGACGCCTGTTTACCCGTGCGGAGCGGACGGCAGGCTTTTACGTGAGGTTTAACCTGGCTGGGTTGATGCGAGGCACACCGCAGGAGCGCGCGCAATTCTACCACTACGCGATCACCGACGGTTGGATGAGCCGAAACGAGGCCCGAGCTTTCGAGGATATGAATCCGGTTGATGGGCTGGATGAAATGCTGGTCAGTGTTAACGCGGCAAATCCTACGAAATTCAAACTCAACGATGACACCAAAGAGGACAAGACCGATGAGTGACAGAGAAATGCGCTGTTACACCGGCGAGGTGCGCGCTGAACAGCAGGAAGACCAGCCGACGCGGATTATCGGTTATGGCTCCGTGTTCAACATTCGCTCCGAACCACTCTGGGGCTTTCGCGAAATCATTAAGCCAGGCGCATTCGATGACGTGCTTAATGATGACGTTCGCGGGCTGTTTAACCACGACCCCAATTTTATTTTAGGCCGTAGTACCTCGGGAACGCTCAAGGTTTCCGTTGATGAACGGGGATTACAGTACGACATCGAAGCCCCAGACACACAGACCATTCGTGATTTGGTGCTGGCGCCGATGAAACGCGGGGATATTAACCAGTCTTCCTTTGCGTTCCGCGTCGCCCGCGACGGCGATCGCTGGTACGAGGATGAGGAAGGCGTGGTTATCCGCGAAATCCACAAATTCTCCCGGTTGTATGACGTCAGCCCTGTGACGTACCCGGCCTATCAGGCGGCAGATTCTGCCGTCCGTTCTATGAAAGCATGGCAGGAGGCGCGCGAAAGCGGCGCTGTCACCAACGCCGTAAATCAACGAATGGCGCGCGAGCGCCTGCTGACTCTGCTCAACGCGTAAGGAAAAACTATGTCTGCAACTAAATTGCACGAACTGAAGCAAAAACGTAACACCATCGCCACCGACATGCGCGCACTGCATGACAAAATTGGTGAAAACGTCTGGACTGAAGAACAGCGCACCGAATGGAAGAATGCTCAGGGTGAGCTGCAATCCATCGACGAACGGATCGAGCGGGAAGAATCCCTTCGCTCACTGGATCAGTCGTTTATCGATCAGCAGGAAGAGGAGCAGCGCAAGAAACAGAAAGAAAATCCGAATGGCCAAGACCCGGACAAACGGGCACAAGTATTCGATCGCTGGATGCGCCACGGCCAAGGTGAGCTGAGTGCCGAAGAACGCCAGGCATTACGAGAGCTGCGTGCTCAAGGTACTGCTCCTGACGAAAAGGGCGGGTATACCGTACCGACCCAGTTCCTCAACAAAGTTGTTGAGTCCATGAAAGCCTATGGTGGTATTGCAGGCGTGGCGCAAATTCTCAATACCTCCAACGGCCAGGATATCGCCTGGGCGACGGCGGATGGAACCACGGAAGAAGGTGAACTGCTGGGCGAAAACAAAGCGGCTTCCGAAGAGGATACCGAGTTTGGCGGTGCAACTCTGGGCGCAAAAAAACTGTCGTCCAAGATCATCCGCGTATCAAATGAACTGCTGCAAGACAGCGGTATTGATATGGAAGCCTATCTGGCCAAGCGTATCGCTGAGCGTATCGGCCGCGGGGAAGCACGTTATCTTGTAAAAGGTACTGGCGCAGGTTCACCGCTGCAACCTAAAGGGCTTGAGGCTTCAGTTACCGGCACGGTCAACGCCGCCGCCGCTGACAAGTTCACCTGGAAAGAGATGAACACGCTGAAACACAGCATCGACCCGGCGTATCGCAATGGCCCTAAATTCCGCTGGGCGTTCAACGATGCCACATTGAAGTTGGTGGAAGAGATGGAAGATGGCCAGGGGCGTCCGTTGTGGTTGCCGTCCATTATCGGCGGCGCACCGGCGACTGTTCTGCAGGTGCCTTACGTTATCGATCAGGCTATTGCTGATGTTGGTGCGGGTAATAAGTTCATCTTCTGCGGCGACTTCGATCGTTTCATCCTGCGCCGGGTTACTTATATGGTGCTGAAGCGTCTGACCGAGCGTTATGTCGAATTTGACCAGACCGGTTTCCTGGCGTTCCACCGCTTTGACTGCGTTCTGGAAGATACGGCGGCGATCAAGGCGCTGGTCGGTAAGCCAGCCGCTGGCGGTTAATCAAAACCCGAAAAAACGTTTACCGCTTCGGCGGTTTTTTTATGCCCGCAATCTGGTTATTGGGTTGCGGGCATGGAGCTTGGCATGAAACCTACCATCGAAGAACTGCGTCTCCAGTGCCGCATTGACGGGGGAGAAGAGGACAGTTTGCTGAAAACTTACGCTGGTGCGGCTAAGTCTCGGGCGGAAAATTATATCAACCGCTCGTTGTACGACGAAGAGGTGCCGGAAAGTGATACTGACGGGCTTGTTATTACCGACGACATCAAGTTGGCCATCATGTTGGCGGTGGGCTTTTGGTACGAGAACAGGGAGTCACAGGCGTTGCCATCAGGGTTTAAATCGCTGCTTGAACCCTACCGTTTCATCAATCTGTAGGGGGGCATTATGGAGGCTGGCAAGCTTCATAACCGAATCAAGTTGTTTCGACCCGTAATAATTCGTGACGACAAAACTGGTGCGCCGGTGAAATCCTTCGAATTTGTTATAGAGGTCTGGGCCGATGCGGAGCCGATCTCCAACCGAAAAATTCGCACGGGTGAACAGGGGCAGGTAGTGGAAACCATGCTGTTCACACTGCGGCCACGGGATGAAATTACTGTTGATTGGCAGGTGGTTTTTCAGCAGCGAACTTTTACCGTTCGTGCGCCTGACCGGTCACAACGAGACCGGCTGTTAATTACGGCGGAGGCTGATATTCGTCATGATCGAGTATGAAATCAAAGCGGCACTGGAGGCACTAACGAACCTGCCAGCGTACCCGCTGCTGTTACCTGACCCGGAACAGGAAGGCGTGACGTATCAGAAGATCAGCAACCCGAAAGTTGATACCGGGCTAGCCAGCACGGCACTGATTCAGGGGCGCTTTCAGGTCGCGCTTTATGTCATCGGCGATTACGCGCGCCTCATTGAACTGGATAAGGCTATTTGCGCAGCCTGGGAGAGCATTCAGCACGGGCATATTGGGCGCTGGCCCGTTCAGACAGTGACACGCGGCACGATGCAACAGGGAGCAACCACCCTCACCAACAACAGCGTTCAGTACCGGCTGGTGCGTGATTACGTCATCTGCTACCCGGAGGACGCCACATGATCAGCATAAACGTTACGGGCCTTGATTCTCTGGAGCGCCAGCTAAAGGCGATGGGAGATGAAGCGGTCAAGGTATTGCGAGATGCCGGGCGAGCGGCGCTGGAGCCGGTGCTGGAAGACATGAAACAGCATGCCGGTTTTGATGAGAGCAGCACCGGGCCGCACATGCGGGACGACATAAAAATCCGCAGTACGAGCCGCATGAACGATCCCCGTTATTTGACGGTAATGACATTCAAGGTCGGCCCGAGCAAGAAGCATCACATGAAGGCGCTGGCGCAGGAATTCGGCACGGTTAAGCAGGTTGCCCTACCGTTTATCCGCCCGGCGCTGGATTACAACAAAACCCGCGTATTACGCATCCTGGCGGCAGAACTCCGCTACGGCATCGAAAACCGGTAGCGACCGCTGCCACAATCATTAAGTGAGGGAAATTATGGCTGATAAAACGTCGCCAGAGTACGCCATGCTTCCGGCTGGCACGGTTGTTAAGTGGGGCGCTGTCGGCGCAGCACCGACGGCCATGAAGGCGCTGGTTAACTGTAAGGCTGTGGGCGAGATGGGGCAGACCGGCAGTTTTGTCGATTGCACGACCCTTATCGACACCACAAAGCAATTTATCTCCGACCTGCCGGAAGGCGCGGAGAAGTCGATCGGGTTTATCGACGATCCATCCAATACCGATTTTGCGGCGTTCCTGACCGCAGCGGACAACCGCGAAACCGTTCAGTTCTATGTTGAGCTGCCGAACGGCCGCACCTCCACCTCGATCCTCTCGCTGTCCGGCTGGAAGATGAACGAAATCACCGCTCCGGCGAGTGAAGTCATTCAGATCACGGTGCAAGGCAAGCAGAACAGCAACACCTGGGGAGCTGTGGCCCCAAAGGTGTGATCAGCGTGACTACCCAGCCGAAGAGCGCTGATCTGGCAGTCGGGGGCAATTTGTCCCTGACTGTTGCGGCTACCTCCAGTAACGGCAAGCCCGTTAAATACAAATGGCAGAAAAACGGCACTGACATCAGCGGTGCAACCTCTGCCACTTATACCAAAAACTCAGTTGTGGCGGCGGATGCAGGCGCTTATCGCGTGGTGTTGTCTGCCGAGCGGTCAGACACTGTCAACAGCGCAACCGCAACCGTAACGATTAAGTAAGGACATGGCATGACCCAGAAGAAAATCAACCTCAAGACCGCGCTGCTTCAACCCACCAATACGGCGGTGCCGCACACGCTGTTTGGCGTGCCGGTACACATCCGACGCCTGACCGCCGGTGAACTGATGGATTACGACGAAGGGCTTGGAAAGGCGCAGGCAGAGAGTGACCAAAAGGCAGCAACACTGCTGGGTGCTCAGTTGATCCTCTCTGCACTGGTTGACGAGCAGGGTAAATCAGTACCGGCGTCTGATTTGCCTTCACCGGCGGAACTGCTGGCCGCGCATGATAACGCGGCGTTATTTGATGCAATCCGCGCTATCCAGAACCACAGCTACGGCACGCTGGAGGAAGCCGAAAAAAACTGACCCACTCACCGTGGCTATGGCTGATCTATCAGTTGGCCGATCGCTTCGGTGAGCCAGACGTCAGAAAAATTGCAGCCCTCCCGGCCTCCATTATCCAGCACTGGGAGGCATTCTATTCGCTGGTGGATAAGGCAACGTCCGATACTGCTGCCCCGCCCCCTGTCAATCTGTCAGCCCCTGTCGCATCTGATGTTGATGAACAGTGTGCTGCCGTTGTGCGAGCGCTCATGTAATGGCCGATGTAGCTACTCTGGCGGTAGCGTTGCACCTGAATTCCGCCAGTTTTAAATCTCAAATTGTCGATTCATTCAGAACGGCAGAAACCGCGTCAAAAAACTTTACCGGCAAGGCGCAGCAGGAAAGCCAGAAAACCACCGAAGCGCTGACCCAGATAGGCAATCAGGCGAAGCGCACCGGCGGTCAGCTTAACTCGTTGAGTGGTGCGCTTAGCGCCAGTCAGGGCGGCTTCGAAGGGCTGCGAAGTGTGATCAGCGGCCTGGCTGGTGGGAGTAACATTGCGGTCAGCACGCTGGCCAATACATTAATCCCGACGCTCGACCGCACTTTCATCGGATTTAAGGGGCTGACCAGCGGCTGGGAGGCCCAACGCGAAGCGGCGAAGGCTGCTGCCCTTGAGTTTAACAAGGCGGCACAGGGCCAGATTGAACAGGCGCAATCTGCACGCCAGCAGGCCCAGGCACAGTTCGATGCGGCTAAGCGTACCCGTGAACAGGCTCAAGCATCCCGCGAGCAGGCTCAGGAAATGGCGCGCTTCTATGCGGCAAAAAATCAGGAGAACCAGCTCTACGGCCTTTCGGTCAGCTACCAGAAAGAGTATGCCGACATTCACCGCAAGGTGCGCGAGGCTGATCTTGCCGAGGTCAGCGCCAAGGAGAAAATGGCGCAGGCCTCAAAAGCGGTGCTGGCGGCAGATATTGCCGAATCCCAGGGCAAAACCAATCTGCTTTCCTCCCTGAACCAAATCAGCGTGGCCAACAAGGAGGTTTCCTTTACGGCGCGTGCGGCAGCGGTCAGCACTAACCTGATGAAAAGTGCGCTGGCCCTGCTGGGTGGCCCGGTAGGCTTAAGCATCATGGCGGCGGTTGCCGGTGCCACCGCATTGTATACCGCGTTCCAAAAAGGGGAGGCAGAGACCAAGGCATATACCGCAGCGCTTCAAAAGTCAGGGCTTCAGGCCATTATGACGGTGAATGACCTGCGCATGCTGACGATGACGCTTGGCGGCACAGAGAATGCGGTTAAGGCTGTCACCAGCGCCGCCGGCGCAGGATTCGGTGGCAATATGCTGTCGGACATAGCTGAAACCGGCACACGGATGAACGAGCTGGGTATGTCATCCGATGATCTTGTTTCGACGCTATCAAGCCTGAGCGGTGAACCTCTCAAGGCAATGGAGGCGTTGACCAATCAGGGCGTTCAGCTCAACACCACGTTTATCGATCATATCGCCACGTTGTCCAGGCAGGGCAAAACCAGTGAAGCGACGGCGTTACTTCAGCAGAAATACCTTGATGATGTGAAAGCCAAAGTCACCGAGCAGGAGAACAGCGTCAGCGGCTTGGCGTCTATCTGGACGTCGCTGAAAAATGAAGTGGCGTCCGCGTTCGATATCATCGGTCAGGCACACATGAAAACCGGCCAGGCGCAGGCACTGGCACAGGGCGTTAAGCTGGATATCAGCAACGATACCGCTAACGAGGTGAAGAAAACCAACGAAGAGCTGTACAAGCGGCGGCAACAGGAACAGGAAGCCGCACGTAAAGAGTTAAAGCTACAGAATGAAGTCTCCGCAGCGATTAAGGCTGGTGCTGATCCTAAAAAGGAACAGGCCCGCCTAACGGGTATTGTGTCGGCGCAATTTAAGGCCGGAAAACTGACGGCAGACGAATACGCGCAGGCGCTGAAAGGCATTAACAAGCAGTATGGCGCAAAGTCCAAAGGGGCTGCGTATAGCGATAGTGAAGGGGTAAGGCGTCTGCAACAGTTGCAGCAACAATCCTCAGTGCTGCGCGCACAGGCGCAAGATACCGACAAACTGACCGAATCGCAGAAAAAGCTGGTGGCCTTCGATCAGGAGATAGCAGGCCTTCAGGGTAAGAAGCTGACCGCCGGTCAAAAAAGTCTGTTGTCCATGCAAGACCAGATCAGGGCGCAATTAACCGAGAATGTGGCGCTGGAAAAGGCAAACCGTGAACGTGAGATTGGCAAAAAACTGTTGGAACAAACCCGTAGCCTGGTGATGGAAACGGCCGCGAAACAGCAGGAGTACGCCAACCGTAATGCGCAGATGACCATGTCCACTGATGCCTACGATCAGATGGTGGCTGAACAGCAAATCCGGCAGTCGTTCCAGCAACACCGCTTGCAGCTGGATAAGGAAGTGACGGACAAAACGTCCGAACAGTACATGCAACAGACGGCCATTCTCGCCAGTGAGCAGCAGAGGCAACTCGATATTGTCCGCAATGCTGCGCAGGAAAAAGCGGCTATCGAGGGCGATTACACCGCAGGGCTGAAAAAGGGAATGATGGATTGGTCAGCCAATGCCGGTAACGTTTATGGGCAGGTGCAAGACGCTACCACCCGAACATTTGACGGCATGACCGGTATGTTGGCCAACTTTGTCACCACAGGCAAAGCCAGTTTTAACGACTTCGCCAAGTCTGTCCTGACCGATCTCGCCAGCATGATGATCAAGATGGCGATGTTCAACGCACTGAAAGCCGGAATGAACTTCTTCGCACCCTCCGGCAATGACCCAGGGCAAGTACCGATGTTCGCCAACGCAAAAGGCGGCGTTTATTCGTCGCCGTCACTGAGCGCGTACAGCGGCCAGATCGTCAGCAATCCCACCATGTTTGCGTTCGCTAAGGGCGCTGGCCTGATGGGCGAGGCTGGCCCGGAGGCGATCATGCCGCTCAAACGGGGGGCGGACGGTTCGCTGGGTGTGCGGGCTATTGGTATGCCACAGCAAGCTGCTGCTGCGCCGAACGTCTACATCACGATTGAAGGCAGCGGCAACGTGAATACTCAGGCCGATCAGGGCTGGGAAGAGTTTGGCAAGCAGATGGGCAGCATCGCCGCGCAGGAAAGCCAGAAGGTCATCAACCGGAACCTGAAGCCCGGCCAGCCTATCTGGAAAGCAATCAAGGGGATGTAATGGCCATTCAGACATTCAACTATCCGGCGCGCGTCAATGCCGCCGGTGATACCCGATTTCGTATCAGGAAGGCGCAGTTCGGCGATGGTTATATGCAGGTTTCCGGTGATGGTATCAACCCGATCATTCGCTCATGGGATTTGACCTTTATCGGTAAGTACAGCTACATCACGTCTATCATCGCCTTTCTTGAAGATCATCAAGGGGTGAAGTCATTCCAATGGACACCACCGACCAATGTTCCCGGCCTCTATCGCTGCGAAGGCTATAAGCCTGTTGCAATGGGCGGCGAAAACTATTCACTGACGGCCACGTTTACCGAGGCCTTCCACGTTTAACCGAGATTAATCATGCTGAATACAGACCTGCAGAAGTTGGAGCCGGGCAATCGCGTTCGTCTTGTTGAAGTGGACGGTACAAAGTTCGGCGCTGATATTCTGCGCTTTCACAGCGACACGCTTCCCTATACGCCTGAAGAACTGGCCGCTGCTGGCGGGGACGAAACGAAACTACCCGCAAAATCGATCTGGTGGCAGGGCAAAGAGTACGGGCCGTGGCCGTTTTCCGTTGAAGGGCTGGAAATATCCTCCGACAGCCAAAGCACGGAGCCGAAATTGACGGTTGCCAATATCAACGGCCTGATCACTGCACTTTGCCTTCAGTTTGAAGATATGGCCCAGGCCAAGGTGCTGATCCACGATACGCTGGTGCATTACCTTGATGCCCGGAATTTTCCAGAAGGGAACCCAACGGCTGACCCGGTGCAGGAAAAGCTACAGGTGTTCTACATCGATCGCAAGGCGACGGAAAGCGATGAAGCGGTGGAGTTCGAACTCTCCAGCCCGGCAGACCTGCGGGGATTGCGCATCCCGACCCGCCAAATCCACAGCCTGTGCACCTGGTGTTCGCGTGGATGGTATCGCACCGGTAATGGTTGCGATTACGCAGGCACGCGATACTTTGACGACAAGGGCAATCCGGTGGATGACCCAAGTAAAGATCGCTGCGGTGGACTGTTGAGTGATTGCCAAAAACGTTTTGGTGAGACTGAGCCCTTACCGTTCGGCGGCTTCCCCGGCGCAGCGCTGATTAAGCAGTAGGTAGAGTTATGAAAGAGAAAACCATAGCGGCCATTATGGCGCACGCCGAGGCAGAGTATCCGCGCGAGTGCTGCGGCATCGTGGCGCAGAAATCCCGCGTTGAGCGTTACTTTCCCTGCCGTAATCTGGCGGACAATCCCACCGAGCAGTTTCACCTGTCACCAGAGGATTATGTGACCGCTGCCGAGTGGGGGACGATCACAATGATTGTGCACAGTCACCCGGATGCCACCACGCAGCCGAGCGAGCTGGACAAAGCCCAGTGCGACGCGATGGAGTTGCCCTGGGCGATTGCAAGCTGGCCGGAGGGTGACTTGAGAACGATCATGCCGCGCGGGGAATTACCGCTGATAGGTCGCCAGTTCGTGCTGGGGCATACCGACTGCTGGGGGCTGATTATGAGCTATTTCCGGCAGGAGCACGGCATAGCGCTCCAGGATTACCGCGTTGATTATCCGTGGTGGGAGCGGGGCGAAAATCTCTACATGGACAACTGGCACGACTGCGGTTTTCGGGAGTTCGACGGCCCACCGATGCCGGGTGACATGGTGATTATGCAGGTTTCCGCACCGGTGGCGAACCATGCCGGTATTCTTCTCGAAGATGGTATGTTTCTGCACCACATGTACGGCATGCTCAGCCAGCGGGTGCCTTACGGTGGTTATTGGAAAGAGAGAACTGTGAAGGTGCTGCGCCACAAAGAACTGATGTGATGCTATCATTCCACTTTTCAGCTTAAGGAAAAGGGTAATGAAGAAAATTATCGCTGTAATTGCCACAATAATTTTGTCTGGCTGTTCAACTACGGCTAACGAACTTCGATTGACAACACCGGCTATCCAAGGCCATACAATTAAAACAGCGGATGCATATATTGGATGCGTTCTTAATGTTTGGAATGAAAAAAACACCATCTCACCAATTAACCCACAACCTACGAAGCATGGGTATACAGCTCAGATAAATGATATGTCTAGAGGTGTTGTAATGTTAATTGATGTGGAAAATACTGACTCTGGCAGCGATTTCTTATTTTATAAGAAACGCGATATGGACTTCTATGAGTCGGCAGTTAATGCATGTAAATAGTATATTGGTTTCTCGTTATATACCCGCCTAGGCGGGTTTTTTATTGGGGGGTATATGAGTTTTATCGAAGTGCCATTAAGAGTAATTCACTTCCACGGCCCGATGATTAGGTTGTTTGGTGAAAATTTTAAATATCGTGCACACAATGTTCCAAAAGCTATCGATGCTATGAAAAATCTAATAGACGGATTTGAACGATATATGTTGGAAGCTCATAAGCGAGGGCTGACCTTCGCTGTATTTGTGGGGAAACGGAACGTTGGTCAAGATGAAATGGAGCTGACAAAAGGCACGGAAGACATTCACCTGGTGCCAGTGGTCATTGGAAGTAAACGTGCAGGGCTTTTTCAAACCATTGCCGGGGTAGCATTAATTGCACTGGCTGCTTGGAACCCAGTTATAGGTGGAGCGGCAATGATGTCAGCAACCACAGCAACTTCCGTTGGCCTGATGGGAGCCTCTCTTGCTCTTGGCGGCATTGTGCAAATGCTATCCCCTCAAGCTGGCGGACTGCGCATGCGCCAAGACCAGGACAACAAACCGAGTTATGCCTTTGGCGGGCCGGTCAACACAACGGCGCAGGGTAATCCTGTTGGTGTGCTATACGGCACGCGCGAGATAGGCGGGGCGGTTATATCCGCTGGCATCTATACCGAAGACCAGCAATAACGACATTCGTTTGAACAGACAGCCGCAATAGCGGCTTTTTTTATGGGCGAAATATGGCACAGAAAATTATCCGTGGGCGGAAAGGTGGCGGTGGTGGCGGCCACACGCCGGTAGAATCGCCAGACAGCGTTCAATCGATCGCCAGAGCGAAAATGTTATTTGCCCTGGGAGAGGGAGAGTTTGCCGGTGGGCTGGATGGCACAAACATTTTTGCTGACGGCACCCCCGCACTTAATGCCGATGGCTCTGAAAATTTCCCCGGCTTCCGCTGGGAGTTTCGCCCAGGTACGCAGGCACAGGATTATATTCAGGGTATTCCTGCTGTTGAAAACGAGATCACCGTCGGCACAGAACTGAAAAGCGGCACGCCGTGGGTTCGGTCAGTATCGAACCTGCAACTTTCCGCTGTGCGTCTGCGCTTCGGCTGGCCTATGCTGCAAAAGCAAGAGGACAACGGCGACGTTAACGGCTACCGCATCGAATACGCCATTGATGTGGCCACCGATGGTGGCAGCTATCAGGAAATGTTAACGGCAGCAATCGACGACAAAACCACCTCGCTATATGAGCGTTCTCACCGCATCAACTTACCGAAGGCCACTACGGGCTGGCAGGTGCGCGTTCGCCGATTGACGCCTAACGCTAACAGCGCCCGGATTGCTGATCGCATGAACATCGAGGCGCTGACCGAAATTATTGATGCCAAGTTGCGCTACCCGAACACGGCGCTGCTTTACGTTGAGTTTGACTCAAAACAGTTTCCGAACATCCCGAAGATCAGCTGTGCGCCGCGCGGACGGGTTATCCGCGTGCCTGACAATTATGACCCGGAAACGCGCAGCTATACCGGTGTTTGGACGGGGGGCTATAAGTGGGCCTACAGCGATAATCCGGCCTGGGTGTTCTACGACATTATTTTAGCCGACCGCTTTGGCCTGGGCGATCGCATCGACTCAACTCAAATATCCGAGTCTGAACTGTACCGCATCGCCCAGTATTGCGATCAGCTGGTGCCAGATGGTCGCGGCGGTGATGGCATGGAGCCACGCTTTACCTGCAACGTTTACATTCAATCCCGCGAGGATGCCTGGACGGTGCTGAGCGATCTGGCCGGTATCTTCCGTGGCATGACCTATTGGGGACAAAACCAAATGGTTGCCCTGGCGGATATGCCGCGCGATATGGACTTTACCTATACCCGTGCCAACGTTATCGACGGCAAGTTTACCTATTCGTCTGCCAGCGAGCGCACCCGCTACAGCACCGCGATGGTCAGTTGGTCTGATCCGGCGAACCACTACGCCGATGCGATAGAGGCCGTATTTGATAGCGACCTGGTGCGCCGGTACGACGTGAACCAAACCGAGCTGACAGCGATCGGTTGTACCCGCCAGAGCGAGGCAAACCGCCGGGGCCGCTGGGCATTGCTGACCAACAGCAAAGACCGCACGGTTACTTTCTCTGTTGGCCTCGATGGCATGATCCCCATGCCTGGGCATATCGTCGGCGTGGCCGATCAGATGGTTGCCGGTCGGGTGATCGGTGGCCGTATCAGTGCGGTGGACGGTCGCAAGTTGAAGCTGGACAGAAAGCCAGGCGCTAAAGTCGGCGATCGCCTGATCATTAACCTGCCTTCAGGCAAAGCACAGGCTCGCACCGTGCAGGCGGTGAATGATCGCGTGGTGACCGTTACCACTGCCTATAGCGAGATACCCGTGTCGGAGTCTGCCTGGTCTATCGATGCTGATGATCTGGCTGTTCAGCTCTACCGTGTGGTGGGTATTGCCGATAATGGCGATAACACCTTTACGATTAATGCTACCGAGCATGACCCGAACAAGTACGCCCGCATCGATACCGGCGCGCGCATCGACGATCGCCCGATATCGATTATTCCTCCTGGCGTGCAAGCCCCGCCGAAAAACATCACCATCGACAGCTACTCCTCGGTGAGCCAGGGCATCGCGATTACCACCCTGCGCGCCGCCTGGGGGGCAGTGGATAACGCGATAGCGTATGAGGCTGAATGGCGGAAAGATAATGGTAACTGGGTATCGATGCCGCGCACGTCTGCGTTGGGATTCGAGGTGCCAGGAATTTACGCTGGGCGCTACCTAGTTCGCGTGCGGGCCATCAACGCCAGTGACGTATCGTCTATCTGGGCGACGTCGATCGAAACCTACCTGAAAGGGAAAGAAGGCAAGCCGCCGGTGCCGGTCGGCTTCAAGGCTTCTCCGTTACTTTGGGGTATCCAGCTCGATTGGGGATTCCCAGACGGGGCCGAGGACACGCTGAAAACCGAAATTCAGTATGCAGATAACGCCGCCGGGAATAACGCGATGTTGTTGGCCGATATCCCGTATCCGCTGCACACCCACACCATGACCGGGTTGAAGGCGGGGCAGGAATTCTGGTTCCGCGCGCGGTTGCAAGACCGTACCGGCAATCAGGGCGACTGGACAGGCTGGATTAAGGGGCAATCCAACGCAAATGCCGGTGACTACCTGGAGAGTATCGGCGATGGGTTTCTGACCGACAAAGACGGCGACCGCCTCACTGGCGACATTGACACAAACATTGAGGCCATCATCCAGAACGCGCTGGCCAACAACGCGACGGTGGAACACCAGTGGGCGCAATACGGCACGGTGCGGGCTGATATTCTGGTGGTGAAAACCACGATAGCGGAAGTCGATCACGCCTTGGCTGAACTGTCTACGCAGGTGCAGGCGCAAATTGATGACGTGACAGCGGTATTGGAGGACAAGCTGACGGCAACAGTCGATGCCGACGGCGCAACGGCAATCCACACACTGAAAGCCGGTGTGAGGGTTAACGGCGTGTTCTACAACGCGGGCATGTCGATCGCCGTGCTGGCAGAAACCGGCAAACCCGTCATCACCCGTATCGGGTTCAACGCCAATCAGTTCGTGTTGATGAGCGGCAGCGGCGACACGCAATACTCGCCGTTCGCTGTAGTCAACGGCCAGGTGTTTATCAGCGATGCTTTCATTCAGAACGCTTCTATCACGTCGGCGAAAATTGCGGATGCGGCAATCACCAATGCCAAAATCAGCGGCTTTATTCAGTCCGACAATTTCAGCGCAACCAGCGGCTGGCGGATGGATAAAAGCGGCGCAGGGGCTGGACAAATCCAGATTAACGGTGGCGACGGTAACGGGCGCATGGAGATACGCGGCGACCAGATTAATGTTTATGACGCTGGCGGTAATCTGCGGGTGAGAATGGGGAGGTTGTAGCGTGGCGTATGGCCTGTGGATGAATGGCAAAGAGCTGGCGGCGGTTAATAGCATTTCACTATTAGCCAACGATAAAGAACCCTGGGCGGATGGCAATAAACAAAAGATTTATACTCCGCCTGATTACGTCGCTGGGAACCCGGTATTTCTGGTTGGTCAGACCGGGTATATATTCGGCAGTCAGACAAATCCCCCGTCTTACGGCGGGGTTACTGGATGGCGAACCGATGGTGGGAGGATAATTGTTGATTTTACCAATGCAAATCAGCAGGCGTTCTTTACCGAGTTCAGCATATACCAGGTTCAACCGCCGCAATCAGTTTCAGGCACGTATGGAATAATGATTCGAAACTCGGTGGACTGGATGAGCATTAACAGTTCGTCCCGGCTGGGTTTTGTTGCCTGGAAAGGGGAAGTGACGATTAACGGCAAATGGACATTGCCAGTCGTTCAAAATGATAACACCAAGGTTGTCTTTGTTCGGTGCGATGACCCCGGCGTTTCTATTTACCATGCTGTGCAATATAACGAATTAACGGTATCGCGTGATAATGGTTCGGGTGAAGCGGTGTTAACCACTGCCAATGTGAAAGTGGTCATTATGAACAGCGGTTATTACCCACCGACACCACGCGGTTACGGAATGGTGATTAAGAACGCCGCCGGTAATAACACATTCACCAGCGATACAGAGCCGTTAGTTTGGGATGGGCGTTCGGTTAATGTCGGCAGGAACCCCGAAGATTTAATCGATACAGGGATAGCCAGGCCAATGATCCCCCTTGCCGTTAATGCGTTTATGCGTGGTGACTCTCAAGGTAGCGGCGGGGTTTATAACTACTACAGCTGCGGCTATCGGTTTAACGGCAGCGCCGTCCAATTCTGGCGTTCTGAATCAGGGAGAAGAATACAGACCCAGTGGAATACATCAAACCGATGGTACTCGTCACAGATGCCGCTCATGGTTATAAACGCAGCCCATTACTTCTGACAACCGGCCACTGAGCCGGTTTTTTTATGCAACGATTTAGGAGAGCATCATGCCCGCAGGCACTCTTACCCTAACGAACAACTCCGCCGTAGTGAAAGGTGCGGGGACGGCGTTCAATACCGAGCTGAAAGCCGGTGATTTCATCGTGAGCGTCGTCGGCGGCGTCACCTATACGCTACCGGTGAAAACCGTTGATAGCGCCACACAGGCGACGCTGATTAAAGCCTATGACGGCCCAACGCAGGCGGGTGCAGCATGGTATGCCGTACCGCGCGCCGCGATGAACACCATTACCGCCCAGCTTGCCGCAGAGACGGCGAAAGCGCTACGCGGACTGAACCTCGATAAAAACAACTGGCAACAGGTATTCAGCGGCACCGGAAACATAACGGTGACGTTACCTGACGGCAGTACCTATACCGGCCCAGCCTGGAATAGCTTTACTACGGCATTGGAAAATAAAGCCGCTAAAGGGGTGAATAACGATATAACCCAGCTGAAGGCATTGAGCACAGCAATCACCGTTGCGCAGGGAGGTACGGGAGCAAAAGACGCTGCTACTGCACGTACAAATCTTGGCCTTGGCAACTCTGCGACAAGAAACGTCGGCGCAACATCAGGAACAGTTGCCGCTGGTGATGATGTGAGGCTGGGGACCATAGACAATAAAACCGGCGGGCTGATTACCAGTGCAGTACGAATTCAGGGAACGGGAAGCATCATATCGAATGCGTGCACGGCGATAGGCTGGGATGGTTCCAATGGCGTCAGTGAATTCGTCAATAACCGAGGACAGGGAACTGGGGGGTTCAGATACCGCATCGCAAATGCAACAGGCGGTCTGGTAGTGGCATTTTCAATGTCATCTGATGGGAATGCCTATGCTGCTAACGGGAAATGGGTGGAGAGTTCAGATATAAGAATTAAGGATAATGTTCGCCTCATACAAGACCCTCTAGGGAAAATGAAAAAGCTGCGCGGCTATATGTGGAATCTTAAATCTAATGGAAGCGCAGGGGTTGGTTTTATTGCACAAGAAATACAAGAAGTGTTTCCCGAATCAGTGTTTATTTCCGGCGACATGGAGTTTAGTGACGGCACGATTGTAAAAGACGTTCTAGCCCCAGATAGTTCAGGTGTTTCAGCCGGGCTACATCACGAAGCGATTCTTGCGTTGATGGAAAAAATAGAACGACTGGAAGCTGCAATGGATAACCTGAAAAAATAAAAAGCATGGGAGATTATTAAATGGTATTAATCAGCGGAGTTTTAAAGGGGCCTTACGGTGATTCTCGTTCTGGCGTAACTATTACTATGCGCTCAATGAAAACATCATCCACGGTGTTGAATTTGGCAAAGTCGCAATCTGTCACCGATGATACGGGCCGCTATTCGCTTAATGTAGAGCCTGGAGCCTACGAGGTGATTGTGTCAGTTTATGGTGCACAACCGGAACGAGTAGGCACGATAGAGGTTTATACCGACTCCCTACCCGGTACACTCAATGATTTCCTGCGGCGTCCAGGTGAAAGTGATATCACACCAGAGATTGTGCAGACGGTCGATCGCCTGCGTGCCGATGCAGCGTTATCAGCAGATAAATCAGCGGCATCGGCAGCGGCGGCAAAAATTAGCGAAAACAATGCGGCGGGAACTCTTGCCAGCGCTATAAAAAATGGTGGTTATGGTCAGATTGTTCCTCCACGAATTAATGGTCCAATAGGTGCGCGACGTTATTGTAAAATTGCAGAATGCCCCATATCTTCAACCGGAGCCACCGCAGTGCATTTTGCCGTTATTGGAGGTCGAAATTATGGCGTTATAGGAATGGACATTAAATATGTGTATTTTACTGGCAGAGGGTCAACTATAACGTCGTTACATGCGCGCGGGCTTGAAATCCTCTCGCTAGGTTTAACACCAAATTCAGTAAGTGATATTGAGTTTGGCGCCCTCTATAACAATACAATTTCACGTTGGGAGCTATGGGTTTGTGGTCCGGCATTCAATGTGCCAAATATAACACTGCTAAGCAGCATTCGTGAAAGCCCCATGTTGGATGTTGTACCAATGGGGGATTACAAATGGCAGGCTGAGCAGCCTCTAGGATATAAAGCTTACGCCATTAAAAATACTTGGTCAGATTACAACGCTACCGTAGACGGTAACGGATTCCTGAAAGCAGCATCGCCGATCGCCAGGTTGGCGAGTTCTCCGGAGTCAATGCAAGACGACTATCTTTCTGGCGGTTTTTCACTCTCTGGTTGCGCGGCTGTGAACGGTGAAGCGGAAGGAGTATCAGCTGAGCGTGTTTCAGTTGGCGTTTACAAAGTCACCGGCGCTTTAGGTTTTGCGGAAGATGGCTGGAACATCGAAGTGCCGCAGGACGTGAACGGCAACCGCCTGTGCTTTGTCTCAGCCAACACCGGCAAGGATGGCACGATCTATGTGAAGGTCAGCAAGCGCCGCTTTGACATCGACACAGCCGCGATTGTGGCCGGTGAGCCGATGGATATTCCGGCTGGGCGATGGATTGATCTGCGCCTGGAAATGCCTGCGCGCGAGGTTGAAGCAGCACCGGAAGCAGTCGAGGAAACTGCCGCTCTTGAAAATGTGAACGTTGACCCTATCTAAAATCTGCTGCCCCGTTGCTGGCCTCGTATTGTTCGGACGGTTGAACATCGGCAGGGGCAGCACCTATCACTTGTAAAGCACATCAAAATTAAACGCTATGGCCGCATCAACGGCTTTACCTTGAGTCTGAAACGGCACATTTGATACGAGCGGCCAGCCTCCCTTATGTAAAACATAAAGCCAGTGTTGACCTTCTTCATCTTCGCGGATTGCGAAAAAAGGTGGGCTGTTTTGCTGTAGCTCTGGGTACCTGTCATTCTCATTGAGAACGAAAATCTGCCGCCCGGCGAGTGTAATGCTACCCAT